CCTGTGCGGGCGCGCTGCCGCAGGATCCCCGGGGTGGCTGCCCTGGGGATCACTCCAGCTTCAGCCACACTAAAGCACATCAGAGACAGACAATTCCTGTGCTTGTCACAGGAATCCAGTGCGCCCATGTCCATGGGCGCGGGAGACTATTTCCAATAGGTACATGAGTCATTCACCCGCGCAGACGCGCGGTGGCTGGATCCCTGTGACAAGCACAGGGATGAGGGAGCGTGGGGGAAGCGTCTCCTCCTACCGCCAGCCTTTCAACAAAGGACATCATCATGAACATCCGGTCTTTCCTGCCCTGGGCGGCGGGGCGTAGTGCCGTGGCCGAGAAGAAGGCGGCTTCGGGGTTTCTGTCGCTGGCGGCGCAGGGGCAGGCGAGCTGGACGGGGCGGTCTTATGCGGCGCTGTCGCGCGAGGGGTTCATGAAGAACCCGGTGGCGCATCGCTGTGTCAGGCTGGTGTCCGAGGCGGCGGCGGCCGTGCCCTGGCTGGTCTATGAGGGCGAGCGGGAGCGGCCGGAGCATCCGGCGGCGGCGCTGCTGCGCCAGCCGAACGGGCGGATGGGCGGGCCGGATTTCTTCGAGGCGCTCTATGGGCATCTGCTGCTGTCGGGCAATGCGTATGTCGAGCCGCTGATGGTGGGCGCCGCGTTGCGGGAACTGCATCTGTTGCGGCCCGACAGGATCAGCGTCGTCGAGGGGCGGGACGGGTGGCCGGAGGCTTATGATTACAGGGCGGGCGGCTTGGTGAGGCGGTTTGCGGCGGAGGCCGAGGGGATGGCGCTGCTGCACCTGAAGCTCTTTCATCCGCTCGACGATCATCTCGGTTTTCCGCCGCTGGCGGCAGCGCAGGTCGCGCTCGATCTTTCCAATGCGGCGGCGACCTGGAACAAGGCGCTGCTCGACAACTCCGCCCGTCCCTCCGGCGCGCTGGTCTATCAGCCGAAGGAGGGCGGCAATCTCTCGCCCGATCAATATGAGCGGCTGCGCCAGGAGCTCGACGACGGCTATTCCGGGCCGATGCGCGCCGGGCGGCCGCTGTTGCTGGAAGGCGGGCTCGACTGGAAGGCGATGGGCCTGTCGCCGAAGGACATGGATTTCGTCGAGGCGCGCAATGGCGCCGCCCGCGACATCGCGCTCGCCTTCGGCGTGCCGCCGATGCTGCTCGGCATTCCCGGGGACAATACCTTTGCCAACTATCAGGAGGCCAACCGGGCCTTCTATCGCCTCACGGTGCTGCCGATGCTGACGCGGACGGCGGCTTCGCTTTCGGCCTGGCTGGGTGGCGCCTATGGCGAGGGGCTGCGGCTGGAGCCGGATCTGGACAAGGTGGCAGGACTTTCGGCTGAGCGTGGGGAGTTGTGGGCGCGGGTAGGGGCGGCGGAGTTCTTGACGGATGAGGAGAAGCGGGAGGCGGTGGGGTATTGACCGCTGCCCGTCTGCTGACGAAAGCTATAGTGGTTTTGCGGGCTGGGGAGCGCTGTGGTTGTCGAGGGGCTGAACTATGTCGGGGGCTTTCTGTCCGCATCAGATTGTGATGCGATTTGTGAGGCGCTCGATGCTGCTCCTTGGGACACGACGCTGAAACGGCGTGTGCAGCATTTTGGCTATCGCTACGACTATCGCGCCCGGACCGTGCCAGATGATGCGCGGCTCGGGCCGCTGCCGGAATGGCTTGGCGATCTGGCGCTGCGGCTGGTGGGGGACGGACATTTCGGTGCGTTGCCGGATCAGGTGATCGCCAATGAATATCTTCCGGGGCAGGGGATCAGCGCGCATGTCGATTGCGAACCTTGCTTCGGCGAGACCATTGCGTCTCTGAGCTTGCTTTCGGCCTGCGAGATGGTGTTTCGCCGTGCGGTCACCGGCGAGCGGAGGAGCCTGATGCTTGCGCCGGGTTCGCTGTTGGTGCTGAAAGGTGAGGCGCGTTACGGCTGGACGCATGAGATACCGGCGAGGGCTTCGGATTTGGTGGATGGCATCAAGCGGATGCGCGGGAGGCGGGTTTCGCTGACATTCCGGACAGTGGTTCGGGGACAAGAACATTGAGCGGCGGCGGCGGATTTGTTATACGTCGTATTACAAATGGAGATGCCGCCATGCCGAAGCAGAACCTTTCCGATCCCATCGCGCTCCGCCTGCCGGAGGACATGCTGAAGGATATCGAGACCATTGCCAAGGCAACGGAGCGGTCGCGCAGCTGGGTGATCGTGCGGGCGCTGAAATATTATCTGCGGCAGGAGGGTAGCGACATCCTGGAGATCCTCGAAGGGGAGCGGCAGGCTGCCAACGGCGAAACGGTCGATGCCGAGGACCTCTTTGCGCAGCTACTTTCCGATGCCAAGGATGATGCTGCTTGAGGCGGATTGTCTTGTCGGCGCAAGCCGCAGCCTATCTGCTGCGCGAGAAGGCCTATCTTCAGAAAGCCAATCCGCGCGCTGCTGTGGCAACCATGCGGCGATTGCAGGCCGCCTTTCAAATGCTTGCGGCGCATCCGAACGCGGGCAGTGCTGTGCTGCCGCTCGCGGGCCGCAGGAGATTTGTCGAAGCGCCCTATGTCATCAACTATCGCGCTGAGAAGGACGGGATCCTGATTTCGGCAATCCGTCATGGACGGCAGCAGGATCCGGACATGGTTCTCGACGAGGACGACGATTTTGAGGGGCCAGGCTCGGGCGACTGAGCTCGCTCAACCTCTCAAGCGCCTGACTCGATCTTCGAAGTCACAGGCGCAAGCGATTCAAACAATTCGGGGAAATCCGGTCTGCCGGGGCGCTGTTGGTGTGCCGGGGTTGCCGCGGCGTGCATTGCGCGCCGTCGTCCGTGTTGGGATGCGGGTATTCTACCGGGAGGCCTTAACAATGGCTGACTTTTCCAATGATGGCGGGCTCTGGGCCAGCCGGGCCCTGGGGGCTTCGGCGGGGGCTGCGGTGTCGCTGATCTATCTTTTGCCGAAGAGCAGGCGGGAGGCGGCGAGCCGGTTCTTTTCGGGGCTCTCCTGCGGGCTGATCTTCGGTGGTCCCACGGGGATCTGGCTGGTGGAGCGGCTGGGGATCGTCGATCGTCTTTCGGCTTCCGAAGTCATGCTGTCCGGCTCGGCTGCGGCGAGCCTCTGCGCCTGGTGGGTGCTGGGGGTTTTGGCGCGGGTGGCGCAGCGGTGGAGGAATAGTGAGTAGTGATTAGTGAGTAGTCGGTCGGCCGGTGACGCGGCATGCGGTCCGGCTCACTATTCACTACTCACTACTCACTACTCACTACTCCCGCACAACATTCACTCTCCCAAACAATTAAGAGCACCAACCATGACCGCATCGCTCATGGGCGCGGAGACGCGCAAATTTGCCAATCTGGAACTGCGCCATCTCAAGCGCGACGGGACGTTTTCGGGTTATGCGAGTGTCTTCGGCGAGGTCGATCTCGGCAAGGATCAGGTGGAGCGCGGGGCGTTTCGCAAGTCGTTGTCCGAGCGTGGCGCCGAGGGCGTCAGGATGCTCTTCCAGCATGACCCTTCCGAGCCGATCGGCGCCTGGAAGACGATCCGTGAGGATAGCCGCGGCCTCTATGTCGAGGGCGTGCTGGCGGATGGGGTGGCGCGGGCCGGCGAGGTGCGGCAGCTGATCAGGAACGGGGCGCTGGACGGGCTGTCGATCGGGTTCAGGACCGTCCGGGCGCGGACCGATGCCAAGAGCGGTGTCAGGCGGATACTGGAGGCGGATCTCTGGGAGATCTCGATCGTCACCTTTCCGATGCTGCCTTCGGCGCGGGTGCAGAACATCAAGAATGCGCGGTGGTTCCGCGACAAGGAGACCGAGCTCGTCCGCGCCATGCGCCGGGCGGCAAGGGCGATGCTGACCGAAACCTTCAGATAGGATCGAGATATGACCGACATGACTGCGAAGACGGCGCCCGAGATCAAGGCGGTGCCGGAGACGATGACGGCTGCCTTCGACGACTTCATGGAGGCCTTCGAGGCCTTCAAGGAGACCAACGACCGGCGCCTCGGCGAGATCGAGGCGAAGCTGACCGACGATGTCGTGACCCGCGACAAGATGGACCGCATCAACCGGGCGATGGACGAGCACAAGAAGGTGCTCGACCAGCTGGCGCTGAAGAAGGCGCGTCCGCCGCTGGGACGTTCCGGCGCCGGAGGTGCTGACAATGCCGAACACAAGGCGGCCTTCGAAAGCTATATCCGCCGCGGCGATGAGGCGGGGCTGCGCGAGATCGAGGCGAAGGCGATGTCATCGGGGACGGGCGCCGATGGCGGCTATCTGGTGCCGCCGGAGACCGATACCGAAATCGGCCGCAGGCTTTCGGTGGTGTCGCCGATCCGGGCGCTGGCGACGGTGCGGCAAGTCTCGGGATCGGTGCTGAAGAAGCCGTTCTCGACCTCCGGCATGGCATCCGGCTGGGTTTCCGAGACGGCGGCGCGGCCGCAGACCGGCAATGCCCAGCTTGCCGAGCTGACCTTCCCGACCATGGAGCTCTACGCCATGCCGGCGGCGACCCAGGCGCTGCTCGACGATGCGGCTGTCGATATCGAGGCCTGGATCTCGGGCGAGGTCGATACCGTCTTTGCCGAGCAGGAGGGCACGGCCTTCGTTTCCGGCGACGGCACCAACAAGCCGAAGGGGTTCCTGGCCTATACGGCGGTGGCCGACAGCGGCTGGAGCTGGGGCAATCTCGGCTATATCCCGACCGGGGCTGCGGGCGCTTTCGCCTCCAGCGGCGCTTCGGATGTGCTTGTCGACGCCGTCTATGCGCTGAAGGCCGGGTACCGGCAGAACGCCAATTTCGTGATGAACCGCAAGACGCAAGCGACGGTGCGCAAGCTGAAGGACGCCGACGGCCGCTACATGTGGCAGCCGCCGGCAACGGCCGGCCAGGCGGCGACGCTGATGGGCTTTCCGGTGGCCGAGGCCGAGGACATGCCTGACATCGCGGCCGGCGCGACGGCGATCGCTTTCGGGGATTTCCGGGCGGGGTATCTGGTGGTGGATCGCACCGGGGTCAGGGTGTTGCGCGATCCCTATTCGGCCAAGCCCTATGTGCTGTTCTACACGACGAAGCGCGTGGGCGG